GTTGTTAAGTGCAGATCAATGGAGCGTCCACAAACTATTGTAGGCTTTGATCTTAATCATGCGCTAATTGATGAGATTGACTGCATGAACAAAGATAAAGCTGATCAGGCGTGGAAAAAGATCATTGCTAGGCTTTCATCTAGCGGTTTTGATGAGGCTAGGCTTGAAGATGAATTTGGCGCTGAACTTCTTATTGATGCGCTTAACGAAAACACCGTTGATTTCACGACAACGCCAGAAGGGTTTAACTGGATTTATGAATTCTTTGTAAAGCAATTGCAGGACTCGCCAGAGCTAGAGGAATATTACGGTATTGTTCACGCATCAACAAAGCAGAACGCCGCTAATCTGCCCGCTGATTACATTGATAAGCTTTACGCAACTTACCCGGCCAATTTGGTGGACGCTTATATTGATGGTAAGTTTGTTAATTTAGCTGGCGGCTCTGTATATCGGTTATTTGATAGGCACAAGAATCATTCGGACATAACCGACAACGGCCAAGAAACGCTATATATCGGCATGGATTTTAACGTGGGCAAGATGAGCGCCGTTGTTCATGTAGAGCGTGGCGGCAATCCTATAGCTGTAGATGAGATATTTGGGATGCTAGACACTCAAGATATGGTGTTTGAGATAGATCGACGATACCCCAATCGAACAATTAAGGTTTATCCGGATAGCTCAGGCAAAAACAGAAAGACATCGGACGCACTCAAAACAGATGTTTCCATTTTGGAAAGTGCTGGCTATACACTGTATTATGATTCAGTAAACCCACGCGTAAGGGATAGAATAAACGCAGCCAATGCCATGTTCTGCAACGGTAAGGACGAGAGACGATACCTGATCAACACGAACAAATGCCCTCGATACACAGACGATTTAGAGCAACAGGTTTACAATAAACAGGGCGAGCCAGACAAGCAGCATGACCACGATCACATGACCGATGCGGGAACTTACTACATAGCGTATAATTACCCAATAATCAAACCTGTAACAAACTTAAAAGTGACATATGCGAGATAATTATGCCAGTTTCAGATAAGCACGAAGCGTATCAAGAAAATCTACCTATTTGGGAGCTTGGTCGTGATAGCGTAAAAGGCGCACCGGCTATTAAGAAAAAACGGACAGCTTACTTGCCTATGCCTAATTCTTTAGATCAATCTAGTGAGAATAAGCAGCGTTATACCGATTACCTACAGAGAGCTTGCTATGTAAACTTCGTTGGCCAAACTAAAGAGGGTTTGATTGGCATGGCTTACTTGAAAGAGCCGACAATTAAAATAACAAACCCTTCGATAGCGTATTTAGAAGAGTCAACCGATGGCGGCGCTTTATCGTTGCCTCAGTTTACCCGTAAATTACTTGGCGATTCTTTAGAAGCTGGGCGTTCAGGTATCCTTGTTGACTATCCTAGCGTACCTGATGGCCTTACAAAGATAGAAACTGATGGTATTAATGCTAATATCTTGCGATACAAAGCAGAGAATATTATCAACTGGAAAACCGAAAAGGTTAACGGTGACAGCGTATTGAGTCTCGTTGTGCTGGAAGAGAAAGTGGAAAATCCTACTGATGATGGGTTCTCTACAGAGGATGTGACCTATTACCGCGTGCTAAAATTAGAGGAGGGCGTTTATTCTCAATGTATTTATAATGACGAAGAAGATATTGTATCAATAATTGAGCCTACAAAAAATGACGGTTCGCGCTGGAATAAAATACCTTTTACGTTCGTTGGCTCTGAAAACAACAACGAAGATGTCGATAAACCTGTATTGATTGATATAGCCGAGGCTAACATTGCTCACTATAGAAACTCGGCCGATTATGAAGAGTCAAGCTTTATCGTAGGACAGCCTACCCCGTATTTGTCTGGGCTAACTCAGGGATGGGTTGATAGCGTAATGGAAGGTAAAATAACACTAGGTTCTACAGCGGCTATATTTTTACCTGAAAATGGCGCGGCAGGACTATTGCAAGCTGCACCTAACTCTATGCCAATGGAAGGGATGCGCCAGAAAGAAGACCAAATGGTTAAGATCGGCGCTAGAATCATCGCTGATAACTCAGGCACAGAAACCGCCGAGGCGGCTAAGATACGCTTTAGTGGTCAAAACTCTAAGCTATCTGCCGTGATAGGCAACATCGAGGACGCAATCAAGAAAGCGTTTGGATGGGCTGGTGAATTTATGGGTGGCGATGGCGAGATTGAATTTACATTGAACAGACAGTTTTATGATTCAACTATTGATCCTCAAAAGCTTATTGCTAGTATTCAAATGCTAGATCGTGGCGTTATTGGAATGACTGATTTTAGGCAGATGCTAAGAAAGGCTGCTGAGATCACACGCACTGATGAAGAAATAGAGTTAGAGGCGACAAACGTTAATCCGCTTATATGAGCTACTTACTAGATGTATCAGTTAGGCACGCCGTATTCATACAGAGATATGCAGTAGGTCGTGCGAGAGAGGCCAAGGAAGCCGTCTTTGATTTGCGTGATGACTTGGTGGGCATTATAGCTAAGAATGGCGCAGCGATAGAAAGCGGCAACACTGAGGCTATCGACAAAAGAGTCATTGAATTCAATGAAGAGTTCACCGGTAAAATTAATGCTGACTCATCGGAGCTTGCGGCTTCTGAAAATACATTCAATACCAATATGCTTATTGCCGCCACTATTGGTGTAAAAGTATTAAAGGCGACCAACAAGAAAGTTTTAGATAATGCCTATGAGAAAGGTATGGCTGTTGATGGCATTAACAAGATCACAATACCTAATGCTGTGGATGAATTTCTAGCAAAGAATAAGCAGGCTATAAAGTTGGCCGTATCTGATTCGGTATTAGCTGGAGAAGTGGCAGCGGATAAGGTTTCGGATTTACTAACGCACCGACAAGCAGCCAAAGCGCAATCATTAACAAAGACAATTGCCAACGCAATATCAGGATCGTCGAGAGAGACATCATTTCTAGAGAATACCGATTTCGTTGAGGGTGTCGAGTGGATTTCAGTTCTTGATTCACATACTACGCTTATATGCTCAGGCAGGGATGGTAAGGTTTATCCGGTTGGTAGCTCACCTGTTCCACCCGCGCACTGGGGTTGCCGGTCAACAATTATCCCATCGTTAATCTCTGGCGTTGAATCTGATCGACGATCAAAAGAAGCTAGGCCAGATGAAAGTTATGGTACATGGCTAAGAAAACAACCAAAATCATTTCAAGATGAATACTTTAGTAAATTCCCTGATGGTGAAAGAAAGGCTAGATTATTCCGTATTGGAAAATTGCCTATCAATAAGTTTAGAGATGATTTAGGTGCAGAATACACACTTAAAGAGTTGCAGGCGTTAAACCCTTTGGCCTTTGAGCGTGCAAACTTGGAGTAAGTGACGTTTAGTTGTATAATCGAACCGTTATGGTCATAATATGACTATAATTGTCATTAATCTTGTGGATAAAGCCAGTGGCTTAGGATGATAAAATGAGTGAAGAAATTGTAGAAGAAAGTGCAGCTCCAGATGTTGATGTTAATGCGCTGATGAAAGAAAACGAGTCTATGAAGTCTAAGCTAGGTGAATTACTAGCGGAGACTAAAAAGGCTAAAAGCGCAGCTCGTGAGGCGCAAGAACTAGCAGACAAAGAGGCTAGGGAAAAAGCGGCTAAGGCTGGAGACTATGAGCAACTGCATAAGTCATCAGAACAGGCTCGCCAAAGTTTGGAATCACAGCTTTCAGCATTAAAGGATGGCATTTCAAGCGAAAAGAAGTCCAGCGCATCATTGCGGTTAGCTGGTGAATTAGCAGAAGGTCATAACGCAGAGCTGCTAAGCGAATTTATAGGCCGTCGATTGAAGTACACCGATGACGGTTTAAAGGTTGTAGATAATAGTGGTGATTTAACTATTGCCAGCATTGAAGACCTAAAGAACGAATTTCAAAATGATCCGCGTTATGCTTCATTGCTTCGCGGTAACAGAGCAACTGGTGGTAGTGCCTCCGGTTCAAAAGAAGGCGGTAGTGCTGCCAAAGAAATGAATCGGACTGACTTCGATAACATGAGTGCTGATAAACAACACGCATTTGTCAAATCAGGCGGTATACCTAAAGACTAACCTGGAGACGTAAAATGTCTAACACATTAACAAACTTAATCCCTGATTTATATGAAGCCTTAGATACGGTTTCTCGTGAGCTTACCGGCTTAATCCCTGCTGTAACACTTGATTCAGGTGTAGAGCGTGCCGCTGTCGGTCAAGAAGTTCGTAGCTTTGTAACGCCAGCTTCAACTGCTGCTGACATTACGCCAGCACAGCAAGCGCCTAATACTGGTGATCAAACTATCGGCAATAAATCTATTACTATTTCTAAAGCTCGTGGTGTTCCTGTTCGCTGGAATGGCGAAGAGCAGCGCGGTATTAATAGTGGTGCTGGATACGGTAATATTTTACAGAGCCAGTTCTCGCAAGCAATGCGCACACTGACCAATGAAATAGAAACTGACTTGGCTGGCTTGTATGTTTCATCTTCGCGTGCTTACGGTACGGCTGGAACTACTCCTTTCGGTACTGCTGGAGACTTTACAGACGCTTCAAACGCACTAAAGATTCTGAAAGACAATGGCGCACCTTTGTCTGACAATCAGATGGTAATTAATACCAGTGCTGGAGCATCGTTCTTAGGTAAGCAGGCGCAAGCTAACGTTGCTGGTAGTGATATTATTCAGCGTCAAGGTATTATCATGCCTACTACTGGCATGGACATCCGCGAATCAGCGCAAATCTTAACCCCTGACGCTGGTACTGGCGCAAGCGCTACTACTGACAATGCTGGTTATGCGGTTGGTGATACAGTGCTTACTTTGGCTTCTGCTGGTACAGGTACTATCTTGGCTGGTGATGTTATTACTCTAGCTGGCGACACCAACAAATATGTTGTTGCTTCTGGTGATGCCGATGTTTCGGGTGGCGGTACTATTACTCTAGCGGCTCCAGGCTTACGTATTGCTATTGCGGCATCTACTACCGCGATTACTGTTGTTGCAGCGGCCGCACGTAACATGGTGTTTAACCGTTCAGCTATCGTACTTGCTACACGTACACCGGCTGTACCTGCCGAGGGCGACGATGCAGTTGACTCTACTATGATCACTGATCCACGTAGCGGTTTAACTTTTGAAGTTCGCTTGTACAAAGAATATCGTCAAGTT